TTCTTCTTTGTTCTTTCCTATCAATTCAACTACTTTCTCTTGATATTCCTTCAAAGTAGCTTCTGTTAGTGTGTATAGACTAACTAAAGCCGCATTTCGACGTAAATTTATGCCATTTGCTCCGATAATGCAGGCAATAGTTGTTGCCCCAACGGCCCCAGCAGGAATATAACATTTCCAAGTAGCTTTTATGATATCAAGTTTTGACAACTGTTCTTTTTCAGATTTAAAAGATAATTTATTATGTTTTTCCTCCTCTATCAAATATAAAGCCTTTGGGGTAGCCTTTACAGCCAAAATAACCGTCGTGATTAGTCCAGTCACCCCAAAAGCAGTTAAAATAGTAGGACTTTCCCTTTGAATTATTCTAGCCATCCTTCTTGCGTTCTTTCTTAAAATAGGTGCTATATTCATTTCCATTTTCCTTGATCGTATATCATTATGATTTCATATCCAAATGAAATTCCAACACACACCAGAATCAATCCGAATATGAATCCAAGATATGCCAAAAACCAAAAATTTATAGCCAAATTATATGAATATATAATGGTTTGGCACCCAACGATAACAAACACCAGCATACAAACTAAGTTACGTAAATACTTTAAAAATTCCTTCACTCGGTTTCTCCTTTCAAGCTTTGTTTTGTAGAATTTTACCTCCGGGGAAAAAATATAAACTACGATGTTATGTAGTTTCTATTATAGGACATGTAATTTCTGCGAGAAAAAAAATAAGACTGCAAGGAGGATCGAACTCTTGCAGTATGGTCGAAAGTATCTTATCGACAACAATTTCGTCTCACATACTTCTTATTTCATTAAAGCATATGTAATTTCTGCGAGCAAAAAAGAAATCTTCGTTAGAAGATCTCTCTTAGAGGAGTCTCTTTTATATGATCATTTAATATTCTTTCATAGAATGCCATTGTCATTTTGTGTTTCGATTTACCTGTTTCAATATTACTAATGGTTTGCTTAGTTGTAAACATTTCATTAGCAATATCTTCGCAAGTTAAATTTAAACGTATTCTTGTGATTTTTAACCACTCTTTATCTAGCATATTATTCTCCTTTTAAAGAAAATCCTCTATTATAATACATGTAATTTTTGCGAAAAATGAGAGGCTATGTTTCCATAGCCCCCCAAATATAGGAGTTACCACTTAAGCCGTACAAGGCCGAATGCCTTAGATACGACGATGTTGGTTTTCTCAAAATTTAAAATAACCAAAATGGCTAAAATATTCCCAGCCACGGTCAAGATCATTTCGGGTTCTAGGCTCGACCAGGGCCTCTTTGCCCTAGCTTCGCATAAAAGCTTTAGATTCTCCGCCGCTTCAGAATATTCCTCACTGTTTGGTTCTTTTGATTTGAGAAATCCCAGCACATGTTGTATTTCCTCGTCAAGTTCGCCTGGTTTGCTTTTCATGCTATTCTCCTTTCACTATAAAATATGTTTTTACTGCGAAGGAGAATTAACCTTATTATATTGATACGTACTAACTCCAAGAACTGCACCAAGAAATGTATTAGTGGCTATAATGGTTGCTACAACTTGCTCAGCATATGGAAGCCCCCAAATGCCAGCCAAGGCATAATATAATGTACCACTTGCCGGCAAAACAATCAGAGCAACCCATTTCATAATATCATATACTTTGTTATTAAGTAACATTTTTATCACTTTCCTTTATCTTATTTTCTAGATTTTTATTAGGAATCAACGTAAGATTATCAACTTCTTTCATTAATCTTTTTACTGATCCATTTTCACCCATTTCCAAATAAGGGCTAATTAAAAATTGATAGAGATTTTCATATTCATCCTGAGAAATCCAACCTCTTTGTATATACTTCATACATAAATATATGATACGATCATGCGCCAGACCTACAAGAAGTCGTCTACCAAGATCCTTTTTATTTGTCTTCCTTTCTAAGAATAGCCAAAATCCGGAAGACGCAGCAAAAGCAGCAAAAAAGGTTGTTATCAATTGAAGTATTGTTAGCGTGTTGTGTGAGATTTCCATAATACAATCACTATTCTGGTCCTATGGCTAGCCATGCAACAGAGACTGCTCCGTTATATACTAGACCATCCATAGTATACCAAGAAATACTAACAGAAACTCCAGTTGATGGATTATAGATAAATACAAGAGGTTTGCTTGTAGTCTGATTATTTATCCAAACAATTGGCGCATATAAAAATGGAACAGGAAAAGTTACAGAAAATGATCCACTAGCAGCATTTACGTTTGCTTGATAAACTCCGGCCTGCATTCTAACAGCCCCTGGGGTGTAATTATTTGCTCCCCCAGTACTCCAAACTGTAGAACTTCCACCCTTCCGTCTGTAAAATTGTGGAGCTCGATCACCCAATTTAGTGTCATCAACCGAATCATCTTGGATATTTAAAAGCGGTCCAGTCACGTATGGACAATCAACGGTGCCAACTTTATTAGTAATATTAGCCTGGATAATTGATGTAACGCCAGCCCCAACTGCAACATGAGCCAAAGGATATTGATTAATAGTGGCCGTTCTTACTAATGTTGGAGGAACGGGACTACCAGCAGGAGTCCCACTAATAACCTTTATGCTATTAGCCCTAACAGCAGTTTCAGAATTAACTTCCAAAGCAACAATATCTATTCTAGGAAGTACTGCATCTGCTGTTGGCACCGTAAGTCCTAAAGCAGAATCATTGTATGTCCATGTATAATTAAACCAGGATCTACCAGAGCTAACGTTAATATTCATGCCAGTGTTTTCTAAAACTGCAAATTTATTACCGACATGCTCAAAAACACCATCATAAATAACACCATCAAACATCTGAGATACTTGAATTGCATTATAAAGTCTATCCTGAGCAACGGAATTATAAAAACCATAAGTTAAAGTCATAAAATACTCCCTTATTTACACGGTTATAACGAATTTAGGATATATTTTCGAACCTGAAGGATCCTGAAAAAATACTATTTCTGTTACTCTACTTTTTGCCATATTGCCATATTTATCAGAAACTTGTAAAACATCTCCCATAAAAAAATCTACCCCATAAGAATATGCCGTGAAATCAACCTCGCAATCAAACTCTTTTAAAATTATATTTTTCCCAAGTTCTTCAATGCCCTTACCATATAATTTATAAAGATATTGCTGATCTGTAAGTTGACCTGATGGAGTATTTCTTGAAACGTCATTAGCCTCTTTATATAATTCTCTTCTGGTAAGTCCTGAGCCACCACCGCCAGAAACAGTTACAGCATTAGTAATTCTTGTATTACCAACTCCCTTTTCTCCGGCTACTAAAACTATGGTTTTTAATGATTTTATGGATTCAGTATAATCAGAACTCAATAAATTATCGAACTCTGGAGAGAATACCAAATATGGATAAGTTGTTTGGTCATAGGATCTATCTACACCGGCATATAGCATAAAATCAAATAGACCATTCGGAGTTAATAAAATTCTAAAACCTATATCTCTACTAATACAAAGAGTAGATATTACCTCATATAAATTTTCTCCACTAAACTGTGTGTCAATAAGAAGAGCAGTGACAATAGGATCAGTAGAAGATGTAAATTGAAAGTTAGATATTTCTCTTTCAGAAATAGTTGGAGATATAATAGCACTATCTAATAGCCCTTGTATTCCTGCTTGAAGATATCCGGTTACAGTAGTAGGAGTCCAAATAATTCGTCTATCTAATATAGATTCTAAAGATCTTCCTGTGATTATTAATTCATCTCCGTCCTCAATTTTTGTACGAATTAAAAAATCTTCAGGAATCATTAAACGATCCGACTTATTTAATTTAAAATAGGCCGTAGTTTCTATGTCAGACCAAATTGAATTTGTTGGATTAACTACAAGTTCAAAATCTCCATAAGAATAATATCTATCAATCCAGATAAGGGAATTAAATGTATCCAAAATATTAATAACTTCAAAATCAGAGTTTAAAAATTGTATTTCTAATTCATTTGGCATATTTTAAACTCCTTCATAAATTACTGAATTAACTATTTCGAATTGGAGATTTGTAAGACCACTATCGGCATTGTAAGTAAATACGTTGTCTCCTTTTTTTAATTGAAACCAAGTTGGACTCATACTCAAAGTATTTAAAATATTAATAGTTTCTCCATCTCGTACTAGAATAGCATATTTATTTCCCTTTACTGTTGATATGTAAATATCATCTCCAAGATGAATATCTTCGCCAGTTAATGCTATTAATTTTGCACTGTCTATAGAAATTGAGTCTAGTGTTTCTGTATATATAATTTCCACATCATTAGCCGGGCCGAAAGCATGAATATATATTAATAGCCCAACCTCTTCGTCTCCATCATAATAAATAGATTTACTTGTCTCTAGAGATAATTCGCTGAATTCTATTAAATTTTCAGTAAGAGATTCGTTAGAAAATGGAAATTCAAAAAGAGAAGTTATCGAAGCAAATACAGTACGCTGAAGATTAATATCATATAAATAAGGATCCGGGCAAATAACAGAGATTGTAGAACCTTCTTGATTACTAAATATGTTTGGTTCATTCGATTCAACATATCCATAAATTTCAACAGATCGAGTATCTGTTTCTATCGAAATCTTAATTTTTTTCTTTATTGGAAAATATTTATATGAATTTCGTCTTGTTATTTCTATTGTTGGATTTTCTAGAAATATAATAGAAAATACTATATTTCTAAAACTCATTCTTGCTGCATTGAAAAGACCCCCATCAATAACAGATAATTCAGTAATATTGATAGATGCTTTGTTTGGGCCTATCCCTTCTATACTTTGGATGAGGAACCCGGATTTCTCCGGGAACCTCAATTCCATAGTAACAGATTCTCCCAAAGGATTGGTCACTGTTACAGAATTTATCATATTTTAACCAGACCTTTCAAAGCCAATAGTTGATTTCTTGTTTGTCTATAAATTTCAATTCTAGACAATGGAATAGGAGAATTATTTATCTGAGTCAATGAAATTGTAGAAGAAGGAGTATTTATCTGGCCACCAACGCCATTATCCTTTATGAAATTTCTTGCTACAATTTGACCCCTATCTACAACAGGAACCACATTAAGACCAACAGCCCCTATAATTCTATCAATTTCTTTTTTTCCAGATATTATTTCTGACAAATCTAAAACTGGACGAATTGTTGGGGACATATCAGTATTAACATTTAAAATATCATCGATTTTAGAAATTGCGTCGCTCATAGCTTTCGCTGTTGCATTTCCTAAATTGCTCATTGTAGATATAACTTTGGATTTAAACTTATTTATACCTACAACAATTCCTAATGGAATCCAACTAGCAATTTTAGCAAATACAGTTGAAGGAGAAGCAATTCCTAGTTTCTTCTTGATTGCATCTATCGCAGCTGTGACAACATCGCTAAGAGCCTTTAAAACTGCTTTTGCGCCATTTCCGATTCCTTCAACTAAACCGTCAATTATACTTGTAGCTAATCTTCCAATAGCAGTAAGCAAAGGTTTCATATTCTTATCAACACTGTCGGCCATTCCATTAATAAAATCTATAATGAAATCCCAACCTGCTTGAATGACTTCTGGAAGATTATCAGCAACAGCATTTAGAAATTCCACGACAATTTCAGATACAACCGTTACAACATCAGCTATATTATCGCGTATCCCTTCTAGAAAAGCTATTAGAATATCAAAACCAGATTGTACAAAATCTGGCATTTTTTCTGCTATTTTTGTTAATAACTCGCCCAACAAAAATAGAACAGCATCAATAAAGTCTGGAACTACATCAATGATAAGTTTAATGAGTCCTTTTAACAATATTGTAAGTGCTTGAAGAAGTTTAGGAGTAACTTTGATAATGATGTCAAGAACTGCCAATAATAAAGCTAATATAGCATCTCTTACTACTGGTGTTGCTTTAATAATTCCCTCGCCAAATACAATAATGGCGTCTATAAGAGTCTTTATTATTACAGGAATTACACCAAGAATCGTCGTTATCATTGCTACTATTGCTACAGCAGCTGCTGCTCCAGATACGGCTATTGCGGATAAACCAACAGAAAAAGCCAATAAACCAGCCCCGACAAGCACAGCCGCAACCCCAATTAGTAACATAGAAGTTCCCAAACCAAGTAACGTAGGTATAACCGGAGTTAAAGCATATCCAGCAATTCCAAGAATAACAAATACTCCAGCTAATACCAATAGGGACGCTCCTATTTCACCTAAACTCATAGATCCTAAAACTTGTAGTGCTGGCGCTAAAATAGCTAGAGCTGACGCAGCAAGCAATATAGCAACGCTTCCCATTATAGTACCTTGCATTGCATACAGGGCTAAAGTTAATATAGCTAACGAGCCAGCTAAAACAGTAAGTCCCCTAGCAATTTCATCCCAGGTCATACCACCTAAAGTTGTTAGCGCTTTGGACAAAATCACTAAAGAAGAAGCAATTATAACTAGTCCTAGACCAGTAAGAATCATATTTTTTGGAAATAATTTTATTGCCGCAAATATAATTAATAAAGATCCAGCCATTCCAACTAACCCCTTTGCAATCTCTTCCCAGGATAAATTTCCTAATCTACTTATAGCTTCGGAAAATATAAGTATCGCGCCGCCAAGAATCACCATTCCAACAGCAGTAGCAATAAATCCAGCTCCACTTCCGGTTATCTTTGTAAATATGGCTAATTGGGCCAATATCAATCCAAGGGCAACAAGACCTTGAGTCATCTTATTTGGATCCATGTTAGCGAACTTTTCAACAGCAGAAGCCATCACTACTATAGAACCAGCCAATATTAATAGCCCAATCCCCTTAGCAATACCCATTTTATCCAAATCAACTAATTTCATAAATGCTACAATTTCAGCAAGCATTACCCCCACACCAATCAAGCCATTAGTGATTGTTAATGGATCTAAACTTCCAATCTTCTCGACAACCCCAACCAAAACTGATAGAGCCGCAGCAAACGCTATTAGACCAATAGCTCCAGTTAAAATACTTGATGTGTTTTTAGACATCAATTTACTAACCGCAACAAGACCTATAGATAAAGCAGCAACAGCACCAAGACCCTGATCAAGCTCTTCTGGTTTAAGTTTTGCTAGCTTTGAAATTGCTCCTGCCATTATTAAAATCGCAACGGATAGGGTTACAAGTCCAAGTCCAGCTCCGGCACCACCACTAATTCCAGAAACCTTACTATATAAGGCCATAGCGCCCATCAATTCCAAAAACATAGTAGTTACAGCGCCTAAGGCCATAGTTAATTTCTTAGAATCTATCGTTGAAAGGGCAATTAGAGAGATAGTAAGTATTCCTATAGATGAAGCTATCAATAATAAAGTTTTAGCCTTCAAATTTTGCTGCCAAGCCTCAAGACTTCCTCTAACTCCATCTAATATACCAGTAATTCCACTAAATATACCTGAAGCCTCGCCTAAAATACCAGACCCCTTATTAACAAAATTCTTAATTGCAAGAATAAGAGTCAGAATAAGACCACTATTAATAGCATCAAAGATCTTGCTAAAATCCAAATTGGCTGCGCCTTCAACAACTGAGGAAACGAAATCACTTACAAAACTTCCAATGCTACTAGCCAATTTAAATAGAAGAGGAGAAGCTTTTTGAGCAAGTTTTAGAAAACCTTTTAAAAGAAATGCAACGCCTTTAAAGAGGGCTTTAAGCGGTTCAAAACGGAGACTAATCTTATCAAAAAAGGTATCTATCCCACTTGTATCAACCCCTTTAAAAAGACCAGAAAATAACTTTTTAACCTCATCGAATTTTTCCTTAACTCCAGTAGCAAAACTAATAATACCATTCTTTACCAGATCTACTGTGGTTTTTATTTTTTGGATAGCAGTATTAAATATATCGTTTGTTTTTATTGCCTCTCTAAGATTTACTACGTAATCGCCAATTCTTGCTAAAAATTCTAAAATACTATCTCCAGAAGGAGCGACTGCACCAGCAAGATCGAAAAATGCAGTAACTAACGCAACAACAATTTGTTTGGCAATATCTAAAGCGGCAAATAAACCAGAAAATATCCTTTTTATTTGATCTGCGGTTTCTCCACTAATTTTTAAACCATCAGCAAACCACCAAATATTTCTTGTTAATGATATTAAACTTTCTAGTGTTTTTGGAGGGAAAATATCAACAAAAGCTTCTTTAATTGGCGCTATAATACTAAGAAGACCTTCAAAACCTCTTCGAAGAGCATCTATTAAAACTCCTCGTCCGCCCCAGTCTTTCCAATCTTGAAGAACTTTATTACGAGCATCTGATGATGATTGGATTAATGGACCTAGAGTCTCACTAACTTCAGTGAAGAAGCTTTTAGCCTCCTCGAAATCACCCATAACAATACGCCAACTCTGAGCCCAGCCAGAGACAAGAGATTCTTGAATGGTTTCTTTTAACTGGGTAAATGTTTTTACTTTAGTTGCAGCATCATTTGCCATCTGGCCAAGTTTAATAATACCAGCTATTTGTTCTTCAGTATATCCAATAGATTTTAATTGCTCGGCGTTAAGATCGCCAGTAAATTTCGCAAGAGTTTCTGTTAAGATTTTACTAGAAAGCCATCCCTCTTGCAAACTCTCTCTGAAACTTCCATTTTTAGCAATCATATCATCAACGGCTATTCCGTTTACTCTAGCTGTTTCCTTTAAAGCATCTTGAAATACTTGACCACCCATACCAGCATTAACAACGGAATTCCAGTCCATTAATCTGACCGTGCCAGAAGAAATTGCTTGAGATAATTGATACATTGCGGTAGCTGCTTGCTGAGAATTAGAACCAGAAACAGCAGCAAGATTGGCAATACCTTTAATTGAATCTACCGATGTTTGCAAATCTACACCAGCAGCAGTAAAGGTACCAATATTTTTTGTCATCTCTGTAAAATTATAAATCGTTTTATCAGCATATGTATTTAGTTTATCTAAAGCAGCATTAACTTCTTCTAACGTTGTACCTTTTGATGCTGTATTCGCTAAAACCGTTTGAATAGCGTTAATCTGAGTTTCATATTCTGCAAGACCCGTCTTTATTGGGGCAGTTAAACTTTGTAAAAGTTTCTTCCCTAAATTAATAGCAGAATTTGTAAGATTTTGAAGAACAGTAAAGCCAATTACTCCAAGTGCAGAAAATTTACTAGAGACATTTTGAACACCACTAGCAATATTTTCTAAAGAGAAATTCTTTCCTACGTTGGATAAATTTAGTAAACTTTTAGCAGATGAATCTAAATTTAAACTTTTCTTCAAAGTATCTAAGGACGAAACACTAGTTTTAACTCCAGTTTCGAATTGTTTATTATCAAACCCCATCTCAACAACTCGATTATCTATGGTTTTACTCATAAACTAGATACCTCCTTCCATATATCATCTGCCATACCATCAAAAATTTTCTTCATAGCAGGATTAATATAATCATTTGGTAAAACGTATCCTCCGTTCCCAGTTCCATGACCATATTGTATGATAATAGCTATTGGAACTCCATCATCGATATTAGTATTATACCAAATAATATTATATCCAAGGTTACTTATTGTAAGTTTATAATTCCAAGATAAAGCTGTCAATCCAGTATCTTTTGGAGTAGCTTGAGAAAGCGCTAATACGCCCTTTGCTCCGTATTCTTGTAAAATACTTTGAACTTTTAAATTTTGTGCTCTAGAGAAAAATCTCTCTGTATTTTTAAAATTACCTTTATGCTTAATTGTAATCATATTTTATCCTCTAGTATTTGCCTTTGCCTTTCTTGCAGCATTAAGAGCACGATTTCGTTCAAATATTTCTTTTCTACTCATCTTTTTAGGAGATTGATTCTTAATATTACAAACATTAATAAGAGTTAATAACCTATTAAGATGCCATTTCTGGCATTCAAAAGGTATATTATATACAACCATCCAGTAATATATAATTTCAGCAGTAATTATTTCTTTATTAAATGATCCAGTTTTAGCATTTCCAAAAGTGGTTGCGGTCATTGGATCTTCAATATATTTATTCACTTCCTCAATAATCCCGTTTGTAATATATTTGTATATATCAGAATCTACATTTTGGGTTATTGTCATGCAACGAATATAATCAATCGTTTCTTCAAATGTCTTTTCTTCTTTTGATAAAAATGGTTTACACCATTTAGATTCCCATTTTGATATCGAGACTAGAGAATGCTCCAGCTGCAAAATTTGTTCCCTCGTATAAGAAAATTCGTTGGTTTTTTCATCATACAGTTCTATTACTGGTAATTTAATTTGAAGCATTCTCTAATCTCCGATAAAACGCATTAGTTATTCCTTAACGGGTACAGGAACAATCCCGTTGATAAAAGATGCAGCAGCTTCCGCATCACTAGCAAGTTCCATAAAAAGTTCACTATATGCCTCTGTTTGAGAAAAGGCGTCTCTAAGTTCTTGATTTTTTACAAATCGTTTACCATCAGCAGATTTCTCGCCATACGACCTAAGAATAATATCTTTAAACAGCTCAATTATTCTTTTTCCGTTTTGTTCCTCTACAATTTTTTCAATCTGCTTTACAAGACCACCATCTACAGATAATTCCATTTCTGCAACTTCAGCCTTTGACAAATTAAAATGAAAAGTTTCTTCGCGAGGAGTTCCATCATAATCTACGTACTTAATTGTCTTTTTAAGCATTACTAATTCCCTTTAAATTTATTTATCGTCGATATAGAATAAAGCAGATCGACTATCAGTTCTACCACCAGTTGTAACGATAGTACAGGTTACCATTCCAGTGTGTTTAATGGTTCCTCCAGATATCCACACAGTTATCTTTCCTTCTGATAATAAAAAACTGTTAATAGCTAATCCTTCGGTTCCAACTAAAGAAATTTCGGCGATTGTGTCAATCCCTAACCAAGCAACCCAATCCCATTCATAATCTAATATAGAAGATGGATCTTTAGTAAAAAGTTTCATAATCCTCCTATTCTATAAGAATTTTGCGTACCTCTTCTTCTATCTTTATTAAACGATCCTCCCTTTCAACAACTATTCTTCTATCTTCCTTTTCAACGATTATCCTTCTATCCTCTGGTGTTGGGCCAGGCAAAAAAGACCAAATAATAGGACTTCCTAAGATTGGTGTTCCACTAAGAATATCATTAGCGATTAACTCATGTACTTGACCGATACTAGGATTTCCTAATATTGGTATTCCACTAAGAATATCAGTTGCTATTAATTCATGAATTACTTCACTACTAAGAATAGGACTTCCTAAGATTGGTATTCCACTAAGAATATCATTTGCTTCTAATTCATGTACTTGACTAATACTAGGATTTCCTAAGATTGGTATTCCACTTAGAATATCGTTAGCTTCTAATTCATGAACTTGAGTAATGGTAGGACTTTCTAAGATTGGTATTCCACTTAGAATATCATTAGCGATTAACTCATGAATTACTTCACTACTAAGAATAGGATTTCCTAAGATTGGTATTCCACTAAGAATATCATTAGCGATTAATTCATGTACTTGAGTAATGGTAGGACTTTCTAAGATTGGTATTCCACTTAGAATATCATTAGATTCTAATTCATGAACTTGTCCAATACTAGGACTTTCTAAGATTGGTATTCCACTTAGAATATCATTAGCTTCTAATTCATGTACTTGAGTAATGATAGGACTTTCTAAGATTGGTATTCCGCTAAGAATATCATTAGCTTCTAATTCATGAGTTTGACCAATACTAGGACTTTCTAAGATTGGTATTCCACTTAGAATATCATTAGCGATTAACTCATGAATTACTTCACTCGACACTATTGGAGTTCCAAGAATTGGAGGTTCTGTAGTAATATCAGTTGATATTAATTCATGAACTTGTCCAATACTAGGACTTTCTAAGATTGGTATTCCACTTAG